AGAACGCCTTTGTAGATATGGTGGCTATTTTAGAAGCAACATCATGCTTTACAAGAAATACATAGAGTTTTGCAAGCTTGCTTATAGTTGAAAATATTGCAAACTCTGCAGCAGCCATAGCTACCCTAAAGGCCAATAGTCCGGCTGTACCTAGAACAATTACCTTTGTAAGCTTGGGATGCGCATCAGCCCATTTCGCAATCTTGTTTGCTACGTTCGCTATGCTGTTAGCGGCATCGGCCAAGGGCGGGAGGAGAACATCGCCTAAACTGATGGCAAGAGCATTTATGCTGTTGGTCATGAGCCGTAATGCATTGGCTGCTGTCTTGGACCGTTCTTCATATTCCCTTTCCATGCTGCCCGCATATTGCGAAGCGTCGCTAACCAGCTTGAAATTCTTTTCAAGCTCGCCTAAGTTTGTAATTAAAGGTGCAATGGCCGAAACGCTTTCTCTCCCAAAAATCTCTGTAAGAATAGCTGCCTGAGCATGTTCCGGTACCTTTTGCAAGGCCTTTAACACGGTTATGATGGCTTGTCTGGCGTCTTTCTGCATCAGTTTTGACATTTCTGCTGCAGACAACCCAAGCGATTTAAATGCTTCTTTTTGTTTATTTGTAGCACTAGCCCCTGAGGACAGCCGCAATATAAAGTTTTTGAGTCCAGTGGCCGCTACTTCCGACTCAATTCCTGCAGCCTTTACGGTAGCTCCCAAAGCGGCTACATCGGCTGCAGAAACCCCTGCAATTTTACCAAGAGGCCCTATCCTGGTTAATATGCTCGAAATCTGTGGTGCAGTAGCATTTACATTATTTGAAAGAAAGTTAACCTGATCGGCAAGCCTTATTACTTCCTTTTGCGGCATCTTAAATGCCACCCGCCACTGTGCCATCATCGTTCCGGCTTCTTCTGCAGAGATGTCAAAGGCAATTGCCATCTTAGCTGCGTCTTCCGCAAAACTTATCAGATCTTCCCGTGCAATTCCCGACTGGCCTGCAGCAGCAACTATATCTGCCAGCCCTTTCGCCGCCATTGGAATGCGCTTTGACAGATCTAATATATCTTTGCTCATTTCTTTGAATTGCTGCGGCGTTTCAAAGTCGACAACTTTACGGACATCAGCCATAGCCGACTCAAAGTTCATAGCGGCAACGACCGGACCTGCAAGGGCAGCAGTCATAAGGGTAGTCGATCGCAATAATTTACCCCTGGCAGCGGATGCCTTCTCTTCCATACTTCTCTGGAAATTGACAGCTTTGGCAAGGCCTTCCTGGGCTGCCTTGGCCTTTTCGAGCTCGGCTGTAAGCTTCGTGTAGGAAGCGGCATACTCTTCGGCAGATATCTTGCCCTGTTTATGGGCTTCCTCAAGCTCCTTTAGGCTTTTCTTGACACCTGTGATTTTATCCTGGTGTTTCTGAAGGATTGAAGCGGCAGACATGAAAGATTGGCTGAATGTAGATTCAAGTTTGCCTGCAATTTTTACAGCTATTTCATAGGTAGTTGCCATTCCTGCCGCCCCCTCTCTTCACAACTTTCGCAACCTTTTCGGCCCATGCTGTCAATTCGTTTAATGGCATTGAAATCCAGAAGCTTACAGGCGTATAAGTAGCCATGGATAGAGATACTGATACCTCCATAATCGCTCCGGTTTCCAGGCCGTTTACAGCAAAAAATTTTGTACAGCCAAAGTAATTGCCGTGAAATCCTTTGCAGAAAGTTTCATTATGTCATCTACATTAAATCCTGAAGCTTTAGCTGCAACTACAGCCAAATATTGTTTGGAAAGTTCCGGCACAAGGGCGTTGTCGCCCAGCAATCCAGATTCTCGAGATGCTGAAATCAAATCGGCTCCGGTAAGTTTGTCAAAATCAAGCTCTATCTCCTTCATTTCGACGCCATTTATCGTTATCGGTTTGTTAAGTTTTATCTTCATTTGACAGCACCTCAATCAAGACCAAGCGCTGCTCGTACCTGCGCAAGGTAGTCAATCCCATTAATTTTACAGATGTAGTTGAGCTTATCTATCTCCACCATGGTCGCGCCATCAATGTCCACCTTAATGTAAAGCACCTCAAACTGGTTAGATGCTCCTGCATTAACGCCTACATCCAAATTGCCAAGGTTCACCGACGTCTTCGGTACGGCACGCAAAACTACCCTGACGGGACGCACCAAATATTCGCCTAATCCTGCATCATAGACCTGATTTGCTCCGCGCAGGTCAAGATTATGCGCCTTCTGTGCGGCAAGACTGAGCGTAGGTTTTTCTACAGTCCTCCAATTAAGCGTGCACGTCATGCTTCCGAAATGCCCAAGTGTAGGGCTGTCTATCTCTCCCGCTATGCCGGCACCCTTCACGGTCTCGGTCATGGCCTCGATGCTTGGCAGTTCGACATCAGCCACGCCGATAAGATCGTTGCCGTCCAGGTACACCCTAAAATTTATGAGCTTTTCGGGTACTTGATTTGCCATTTATTCCACCTCCTTACGCTGCGAACAGCGTTTCGAGATACTGCGGATCGTATTCGACGATGAAGTCGATCTCGCGTGCAGGTGCCGGGGGCGTTACATACACATGGAAGCGAATGATGCCGTCGATTAGATCGGTCGTTGGGTTTTCGTCGCGATTAAACTCGACCCTTCCCCCAAGGATGAACTGTCTGGCAGCAAGACCGTTGAGCCAGATGTTTGCCGAATCCACTATCGTCTCCACAAGTCTCCTAGTGATCGGATAGTCAACTTTCTGCCAGAATGTGAGCACGAGGGTGTTGCCTATCCAGTCAAACATCCTCCGAATAGGGATGAAAGTATCTTTAACATCGGTCATGCTGGGATATGCCCCGGTCCTGTTGCCCCAGGCTCTCCAACCGCCTATGAAGTTAAGCGCAGTGACTACGCCCTGCCCATTCAGGTATGCTGCCTGCTCCGGGCCAAGGGCAACTTCTTTCCCATTAGCAACTGCACCATTGGCCTGAATTGACTTGTTTGATGGGCTTACGTAGGGCACGTCATCGTTTTGCGAATCTACCTTGCACATTACCCCGGCCAGCTGCGTGGAAAGATGAAACTCTTTAGTCCCAAGTTTTATCTTCGGCCAGCAGACAACCTGTCGCTCATAGATAAAGTTGTTCTGATTCTTCCACTCTGAGACGTCTGAGTATTTTTTAACAGTATCGGCAGGCACATCCACCAGCGCGATACACTTGAAGTGGGCATTTATATTGGATGCCTTCGCCACCATCACTGCCGCCACTTCGGGATCATCGGACCAGCCAGGGGCAAGGATCATACCGGGCACAAGGCCAAATTTCGGGAAGACTTTGTCGACCAGTTCAAGGCCTTTATAGTCGCCGGTAGTTGCATCTACGCCGCCTATGATGTTGCTGGCAGTCACAAGTGACGGAGTCAGATAACTGTAAGATACCTTTATGCCGGAAGTTGCCCCGATAGTGCCGCCCGAGAGGCGCGTTATGACCGCGTATCCGTCTTCATCGAACCCGAGAGCATAATCCGTGCCCAAAACATACGTTCCTGGCTCTGCTGCAGTTGATTTGACAACTACCGTATTCAGCAAAACTCCCTTATTTTGCAATTTGACAGCCTGTACAGTAGCCGAAAATGTGTAACTCTCATCAGTTTTACTCGTTTTATGCGTAGCTGGATCCAAGACATTGACTAAAACCACTGGAGACACGTTAAAGAGAGCAAAATGAGAATATATGAACTCGCATAAAGTATAATTAGCCCAGTCATCGCTATATCCGAAGGCTTCTACAGCTTCCTGATAGGTATAGCAAAGCACTGGCTTATTTACATTGGTTACGTCTGCAAGATTTATGGGAGCAGTCCCTATTACAAAAGGTAATCCCGCCGTTGTTCTTGCCGGCGGGATTATCGAAGTTGGCACTTCTGAAACATATACACCGTGTTTATATGCCATCTATCACACACCACCTTTTGAGATAAATTTCATGACTTTCTCGTAAGCTATTTGTTCAGGCGTTCCTTTAGTATCTACTGCTCTGTTTACTCTTGTTAGCTCTGCTACCGGAACAAACAGCATCTTTATTTCTGGGCATTTATCTATCAGCTCGTTCAAATATTCAGGGATCCCGTCAATGAAAATTCTGTATTTGGAGAGCATGCCTCCTGGGATGTTGGGGCCACAATAAATTACCTTGTCTTGAAGCTCATATTTTGCTTTTTTACCTAAAGAATTCGCCATCCAATATCACCTCCTTGTCATATATTTCCTCAAGCGGACGCGCTATTATCCAGTTCGTAGTCATTTCACCTACCCACTGCGGATACGGCTGTTCCTCCGGCATCTCAAACCGACAGGGATATTCCACCCTGTATTTTTTGGCAATCACTCTCTTCTTAAAGAGATCTATCCAAATCCTAGTCGCCGTATTCGCTACATCGCGCCATCCGTCTTGTGCGTCATGAGAGTATGTGCCAATCACAAGCTTGACGATTGCCTGAGCATAATCGCGGCCGGCCCCTCCACCCTTTTCGCTTATATCCTCGAAAGAAAGAAGCCTGACTATCACGAAGGGGAAATCCTCTTCCTGCAGTTCGGGCTTCTTGGGATTTTTAGGAGGTAAGTATCCGGCAATAATTTGCGGAGGTCTTATGTCGTCTTTTTGGGTTTTCAGCTGCAAATCTTTGACGCTGATACTCAAAAATTCACAGATAGCGTCAATCAAATCAACCGGGCTCATTTGCCATACCCCTTTAACAATCTCGTAATTTCGTGTTCTAACCTTTCGTCCAGCACCTCGACCGCCCGCTCTTCGATTTTGTCCATTACTTCTTTATTCCCTATCATGTGCGGTACTGACGGGCCAAAAAGCTCCTTTATCGGCAGCCTTTTTGATGTTTTTCTCATATATGCACCGATATGGCCCGAAGGCATGCGGGCAACAAAAGCATGCCGCAATGCACCCCCTGCGCTGCCTTTTCTAACTTGAGCACGCAACGGACGAGTTTGCGGCGGACTGGCAGGCGATATGCGAAATTTGGACAGCGGGATGACCCTGCCGGATGCCCGAAGCGTTGCTATTGGACCCGACGTGGAAGCCTTCTCGATGGACATGGGCGAGCGAACATCTTGTGCTTTGATGATATACTGGGCGCGCACCTGTTTGACGGCTTCCGTCCTCGCAGCAGAAGCTGCCCTGTTTATCGCAGAAGATACAGCCCTATTTGCGCCTTTGGGAACACTTGCCAAAACCGTCTTTACGCGCTCAAGCTGTTTGTCGTCAATCTCTATCATGATTCCGCAGCCTCCAGAGTAATACGAAAGATCCCCATGTCATCGGCACACTCTTTGACTGTATATATATTGCCGTCAAGCCTCATAATTTGGCCGTAAACAGGACGATAATTCAGATCAGACTCTTTTACGTAAAGTGCTATTTCGCCGCGGTATACGCCATCGTACATTTCTGTTTTGTCATTGCTGTATATTTTGAGAATGTCACTGTCGATCAGAGCTTTTATCATTTGTCCGTCTATATCGTGCAGATCTGCAAATTCGTCGGTATTTAAGAACACATGAACGTCACGATGGATATAATCCCGCAGCTTCATTTAATCCACCGCCTTCTTCTTTCTGCATTTTGATTTTTGTGTTATATTTTGCCCCTCAAGTGACTCGCAAATGTTTTTTTCTTCCTCTGGCATAATTTTTTCTTCTTCCGCATACTTTTCGATTGTGCCGTTAGATGCTGCAACAAGGCGGTCTTCTTCCTCCTCCGAAAGGCCATAAAGAATGGACCCGCCTGGAAGGCCGGGTCCATATCTTATTCCCTTATGTTTGACGCCGAAGCGTTTTATTATGATTGCCATGCAACCACCTACTTAACTATTAAGACATACCAGG